TCGCTTTCCGGAAACATATGATAGGCGCGAACATAATCACCAACATTAGGGAGTTCCATTAGTATCCCTTTCTTGCGTCACGCATCTCTTTAACCAACTGATCCTGTAAATCTTTGGTCAATCCATTCGCAAACGCATTGGCGCGAGATATTGGTGAATCTCCTTGTTGTGGAGCTACCGATGCCATTGGTCTAGGCTTGGCTAGGTTCTTTTTAGATATCTCTTTTTCAGCGCTCGATCCTACTTCTTGGTGTATCCCGAACTTCTTGATCATGGTATAGGCGGAAACTGCCTTCGTGTATATATCTGGCGTTGAATCTATACTAGAAGCCAACTCAGGATAGGCGTAGCGGAACGTTTCTATGTTGTCTGGACTAAGTACCTTATCGAGGTCTGGAAACTGCGCCTTGAGGCGAGCTTCAGTTGCCGTTAAGTTGGACTGCTGCTGATAACCTTTGAGTTGCTCTCTGAGCGCTTTCATCTCCTTGGCTACCTTGCTTAGGTGTTTCCCTTCAACGAGATCATCGGGGTTGATGCCAAACGTGTCGACCTCTTCTTGTAAGTCAGGCGCTTGCTGAGTTGATACTTGCTTGTTTTGGTTTGCGGTAAGTTCTCGAACAATCTTAAGAGCTTCGTCTCGTTCTCGCTCAGCTTGCTTAGCCTTCTCTCTGATTGCGCGAAAGTTGTGTGCTCGATCAGATTCTTGTTCAGATTCTTGTTTTGTCCTTGTAGATTCTTCTTCTTGTTCCGGAATAGCTAGGACCTCCGGGACTTCTTGTTCTTCATAGACGGGATCAGGATGATTTTGGATCATAGGGTTCATTTGTGGTTGTACTGGAGCTTCATCAAGACCAGGAACTTTACCGAACTTACGTTCAGCTTCTCGTTGCATAGCATCAATTTGGTGTTGTGGAACATTCGGTAGTGAATTGATATCGTTCATTTACTCTCCTTCAATAGTGATGGTGAAATTTGGCTTCCAATCAATACCTTCTGGTTCCTCTACGAAGCAAATATGAGAAAAATCCTCTAATATTGATTCTGCGGTATATGCAAACTCGTGAAAATAGGTGAAATAATCGTCACCTTCATCATGAAATCCCATTAAGTTTATCGCATTATAAGGCGCTTTTCTCTTATGAACAAAATCAAAAGCATCATTAGGGTTTCTGTAATAAACTAAGAACTTAGTTCCATCTTTTGGTATTTGATCAACCGATTCTAATTTTATCCAATTCATGCTAAGCCTCCTCGATCTTTTTTTTGTTCTGATAATGCCTTATCAATACTTTCTACAACCTTTTTAAGCATAAAGTTTAATTTTTCGTCATTAATTGCAATAACAGAAGCTCTATTGCATTCGTCACAGGAATTATCATGATAATTAGAGAAAAGATGCTCAATCAGGGCTCTTTTATGGGGTTCCATTGAAACCACGTAATCAGTTAATAGTTCTACCATTACTATCCTTTCACGATCAAAGATGACTTTTCTTCTTCATTATTAAGCTTTTTGCACAGTTTATAGAGTGTTCCATCAGCAAACTCAAGGACAAACTTAAGAAGTTGCCGTTCTGAGGGGTGTACCACCAATGCATTATCCTTCAAATGGTGTGATGCATCGCGTGATGGTATCGTCCAGAGATAGACAATAGATTCATCCGCTCTACTGTATTTAAAGATACTTTGATCATACTCAGGTGTGGGGCAAGTCTTGCGTGCAAAGAAGTAATTACGAAAGACATTGGGCATTAACTTTTCATTCTTGGTGATCACGACGACGTAAAAGTCTCCTTGATAGGTGCTTTTACTGGCCTCTACGCAATTAACAAGTTCTTTAAGGTAATCTTGCTGCATCTCTCGTTGGATCTCTATGGGGCTTCTTGATTCTGGTGTCTTTTGCATCAGCTCAAGAGAGTGGGCGCCCACTGTTTTCTTAGACATTGTACTCTCCTTTAAATGTGATAAGATAAGCAAGTATGCAAATGGGCAGTGACTGATTGGAATGTTTTGCGAGGGGCATTTCTATTAGTCACCGGCCTTCTTTATTTCTTTTTCTTGTGCTTCTTCTTAGCTTTCTTCTTGCTTTCGCCTGCCTCAGACATGGCTATCGCAATTCCCTGAGACTTCTCTTTTACAATAGGTCCCTTTTTAGAGCCAGAATGCATCTTGTTATGGTAGAACTTTTTCATTTCTTCTTCCATACGAGCATGTTTCTTCTTCTTAGAAGCATTCTTCTTTAGTTTTGGCATGTTGCCTCCTAACGCAAATAAGAAGTGGCGTTATTTTCGATAAAACCACTTTTCGCTAATAACTATTTACATTTACCTGCATGTTTCTTTTTGCACGCTTTACACATCTTTTTCATAATTATCCCTTTCTCGCTTTACGACGGGGCGAAGGCATTACCTCATCGTCACCAAATGGCGGTCTATCAAAGCTTCCTGGATCAAATAGTCTTTGGAATCCGTGAGTAGGCAAGTTAGACATGGCTTGTTGATCCTCTTGGATCATCCGCGAGTCTGCTACTTCTTGCCGTCTACGCGGTGTAATATTGTCGTAGAAGGTTCCGGAAGCAAACTTGATACTAAAATTATCCATAGTTACCTCACTCTCGTAGTGTCTTGAAATGTCAGACGCCGATCAATATCCTTCTCACGAGCAGTAGGCTTGAATGCAATATTCTCAGGTTTCCCTAAGATCTTGTAGGCGATCTTCGTTCCTCTTTTACTGAACCGTGGCATTGCTGGCATGGGTTCTCCCTTCATAACCACAGAATGGACAAAAGTTCACTTGAATCCCTTCTTGTTTATTAATTACAAGAGAAAGTTCTCTGTCTTGAACCTCAAAACAGTCCCATCGATCAGATCCCCATAAAGGCTCTCCCGATGAGGTAGAGTATTCATCTTGTACATATCCTTCGCAATGATGGGTGAATTTTGCCATTCGTAATCCTTACCAAACATTACTACTAGTGGGAAGAATGGTAAATTTTTCCCACTAGACTCTATTTAGTACTTATGTGGCCGTTCATGACTTTTACGTTTGTTACTATCCGTATCCATCTGACGATCAACGCCCGAGATAGTATCATTGATGTTTTCTGGCATAAATGATCCGCCTTTAGGCCAGTCTTTGATCATGACGCCTTGGGGAAGATTCGCAATTGCTGAATGATCTTCTCTAATCATTCCTGCATCTTGCATCTCTTGGTGTCTGCGTCCTGCATGTCCTTCATAATGACCATGCATTCCATGATGCTTCATTTTACCGTGATGTCTTTTCGCCATAGCGATTCCTTTTCAGGGATAATCCCTGGTAACTGCAGACCGATTCAGGGATAACCCCTTTTCTCGCTGCAAGGTTAATAAAAACCTCTTACCTAACCATTAGGAGAGGGCGTAACATTTTGTTGAGAGTCAGGTTGAGGTTGTCCTAAAGCCTGTTGGGCTACATGAGCTTCCTGCTCTCGTTCTTCATTCTTAACTGATTGCTGTAACGTTATCAATTGTTCCAACTGCTGTATATCCATAAGATCGATCTCTTTAAGGGCTTTAACAAGATTAAGGAGAGTGACTGCATGATCTTTCTCAGCTTCAGCTCTGCGTTCAACAGCCAACGCTTGGTTTTCCTGTACTCGAGATGCCCGTTCAAGCCCAAGGCCCTCATCCGCAATAGCACGGGCTTTGGAGAGTTCTGTTTGAGCCTGCATCTGTTCCAACTGAGCTTGCATTTGCATTTGCTGCATCTGTTGCTGCTGTTGTTCTTGCTTCTGAATAGATTCGATAATCTTTTTCTTCCCCTGCACCGTTGCAGCATCGAGAAGTGCATCGTTTGGTATCGGAACGCCCGCCTCTTTGAGCTGTAGTAACTGACCAAACTGCATCTGCTTCTGCGTTGTAGTGTTGAGACCATCTTCAACGGCTATGTTATAAGTACCGAAAGCCTTACTATAGAACTGTGGTGTTGGCTCTTCACCCTCGAGGATCTTCTTAATCTTTCCAGGAGTAAAGTTAACCTTCATCACATCAAGGAATAGTTTTCCAAGTATCTTTTGCGCCTGATCCAGGTGGTCGAACAGTCCTTGAAGAGTAGTAGTACTCGCGCTCATCTTGAGCATTGCATGGAACCCAGACATAGTTTCTTTATTATCGAACCCTAAGAGTTCTTCACTCGCTCCACTGATCTCGTTCATCTCTCTACCGAGTATTTCCGATAGTTGAATCGTTGTAGGATCGAATCGTGGTGCGATGATCTGTTGTACATCGGTCATCTGCGCTTCTTCTTTCAAAGCAAGACCCCGACCTTGGCCATTGAGGAACACATCTTTAGGGTTGACGAGAGCGTTCTCTTTGTAGACCCATCCAGAGTTTATCTGAGACTCGAGAATATCAAGCTCAATAGCTTTTCTCCGATTGTAAAGATACTGGCTATCACGCAGATCACGAACAACAGAGCTAATACGCTTATCGAAATAAGGCATTTCAGGACGGTAGTAGCACATAACAGGAACAAAAGGGTACTTATCGATACCCATAGGATTAGGTCCATCATAAAATACCTTTCCTTGTACAACAATAGCTAAACGAACGGTCGGAATTTCAGATTCAACAATAGACGTTTCAGGATAGGCCTGCAAGAATAACTTTAACTTGTCATCATCCTTACTCGACCATTCAATCTGTTCACCGGTATTCGTATCAATGAGCATCCGTTGTGTGCGCATATCACGATAATAATATTCATCATAGGTGAGAAGATTCTTGAGTCCGTAATTATAAGATTCTGGCATGAACTGGAACTTCCCATCACGACCAGTACCTGAATCCAGGCCAATCAATCCAAGCACTTCCTCTGCTCTGTCTGGAAGCAACGACACCACTTCTCTTTTAGTAAGAAATGATCTTTTCCAAATAGCATTGCAATCAGAAAGGTCAGCCTTGCGGAAATAAGGATCGATAAGAAAACTGTTATAACTGCAATTATCAACTTTTATATTCCCCGATATAGTGTCTTCTCGATAATCTACCCATACTTGCAGAAGATTCATTCCGGTAATCAAAGCCCCTTCAAACGAATCGGATAGGGTTTCTAGAATGTCTTCTTTTTGATTGAGCCACATGAGTACTTTGGTCATCTGATCCGCAGTCTCAGCATCACCATTCTCTATAGGGGAAACGATTATAGACTTACGATTGCGACGCTGATGGCCGCTAATCATGTTTATGATTCTTCGTATCCGGTTAAAACTAAATTGCCGCCTACGATTGGCTGGCAGGTTACCATAGAGATCATTCCAAAGAGTCTGATCGCCTTGATAGAATCGGGTATCCGTATCAGCTTCTCCCCAAAAGGATTGGTTGATGGTAATAGATTCAGCGTAAAATGCTTCCATACGACCGAGGATTCCACGATCCCCTTCATCGTAATATTGCGGGCCCAACTGGGGAAACAACATTACTATACCTCCTTCTTGTCAGGACATAGCTCGAAGAGCGACGCCTGATTTGTACTTTATATGCCTATCCTACAAAGTTGAGGATTTCAAAGCAACAAAAAAGACCCTGATGTTAATCAGAGTCTTTATAATAGAAACGTAGAATCAAAAAGTTATTTCTTTTTCATATCTTTAATTAGTTTCTTAAATGTCCTAGCTTTAGCCAAAGCCTCATTTCTTTTGTGACGTCTTATCTTTACAATTATTTCGTCTTCGAGAGATTTTATATAATCTGCCAATTCTGGACATTTAAACTTATAATTGAATTGATCATTCTTTATGGAACCTAGTGTGTGCCTTATGTGTGCCAAAGATCCTATAATATCCATGAGAAACTTTTGATGAACATTCATCTCTTTACCTCGTAAGGAACGCCCACAATCTTATCAGGCTCCCGCTTAAAACATTTATGATCTTCACAATCAAACATATGTTTACATTGGGCACCATGAGACTTCAATGCCCTGATATTCGCACTTTCCATCTGCTGATCGATAGACTTTCTCAACCGCTTCATTTGGCGTCTCGTAGCCACATCAGTTTCAACAGTATTCTGCATGCTAGGGACGATCGGGAGAGGTTCAGTATTAATAATTGATTGGCCCAGTATCTTCTCACATCTCTTCTGATCTCTGTTTTTTATCCACGAAATTATTGAGGAGAAGATTCCACTTTTCTTCATCTGAAAGATCCTTTCTTTGGGCCTGAACATAAACACTCTCATAGTCTAAATCTTTAGAAGTTCCCTCGTCAACCTCATAAGGTTGTGCAGATTCAATGACACTCTCTGATTCTTCACGAGGAGTTTCACGTTGGAGCCTGGCTAGGTTGAACCACACACGCCTATACTCTTTCCATGTTTCAGGATTATTTTCGTCAACACATGCAAAAAGTGCTTTGCTTATTTTTTCTAGGGCATCAGCAATAAAAGCTTGAGCAACTTGATGTTTTTGTATGTCACCCTCAAGTTTTTCATCTGCATTTAAAGGCTTACAGAAGTCATAAGTCTTGCCTTTAAACTCGATGATATAATCAGTGTCTTGTTGATTCAATTGGGCTATAACCTGCTTATAAAGTTCTCTAATAGCCCTGTCGGCATGCATAATGGAATCTATAAAATCGGACTTAGATTGATTATTTAACCTATGTTTTTTAACTGCTTCGCGAACATATCGCACCATCTTTCTTCCGATATTTTTATAACTCAGAAGATCGAGATCACTCATTCGTTCTATCGCTTCAACAGAGTCTATTTCATGCTTCTTAAGCAAATTATAATGACCTGTCCACAGATCTAATTCTTCAATCGGTGTTTTACTCTTCACTCTCATCCTCTTCTTTTATATACGTACCGGGAAATAGTGCTAATATCTCGGGAGGAACCACTTGCTTCTTACACTTTTCGATAATAACAGGTGGCTCCTTTTCCATTTCATTCCTCAAGGTATCTTACTGTGGTCCATAATTATTGGCTGGTTATTTTTTTCCGATATACCATCTTTTGCCCAATCGTAAGAACCGGGACCATATCGTTTATCTGCCGCCCTTCTGCCCATCGCAAGAATAATTTTGATTATATTAGGCATAGGTTTATCTCTTTTAATATGATGATGAACAATTTTATTATTAGCCACATTATATCCTTAGTTATTACTCCAAAGAGATCCACCTGAATTTATCCTTATCCATGGCTTTGTTCTTTTATTTAGTGAGCGTCAGATTCTTTATACTTATCCAAGAAATTAATCTTTTTAACAACGTTCGTTGATATTTTCATTGAAAGCGCCAGGATATCTTCATGCATCTGCTCTGATTGCATTATACCGCATATCTCTTGTCCCAACGCATAGTAATGTTCTTTTTCATGTGTCGGAGCTTTAATATCTTCCATAAATCTCCTCACTACCGCTTCTCCCTTATTCCTAGCGAAGATGACTTTCGAAGCAACATTCTTGTTGATGCGATTTTCATACCACATATTATCAACGATAGCTAAAAGTAACTTTGCTACAAGATGCCTAACATCACCTTCGCAAATAATTATGCTTGATTGATCTTTCATAATATCCTCGAGTAAAACATCCATTTAAGATCTTCAGCCAATTGTAATGCGGCCGGCGATCCATTGTCCAATAACGCTTCCAATATTGCATCCATAGTCTTTATCATGGACCCACCAGCCTCATAGGCGCTATCAAGCGCAGACTTAACCGTGAGAGCAAGAACATGATAATCATTCTCATCAACTCTCATACGAGCGTTGGTTGTATAATACATCATAGTTTTATGGTTGTATCGTAAGGCCGTTAGGGCAGGTAATGCCATAAACAGAATGCATAGTAATAGTTTTTTCATCTAATATCCTCCATCTTCTCTAAATGGTCCTGAAAACCTGCTTTGTTGTCCATACATTGCTTCTTGATATCTCTTCTCAAGATCTTCAGCATTACTTCCTGACCGGCATTTGGGCAACGCTGCGCATAAGTATCGCATTGCGTCACTACCGTGTGACCAATTATCGTGCCTTGGATTATTTTTATACCTTTTTAACTTATCATCCCATTCATATCGATAGTTCTCTAATGCCTTAATGAGCTTTGAGCAGTTCTTCTCATCGATCCACATCTTGCTAAATGTCCGTCGAACAAGTTCGATCCCATCTTCAATGTCGATCTGGACTGGCTCGGTGAACTTGATTCCCAATTCTTTGTACATCTCACGTTTAGTCAATCCCCGAGCAGACTCGCGAGCCATAATATCGTGAGGAGGAAAATGACCATTGCTAGCGTATACATACGGTTTCTCCAATACTACCTTTGCAAAATGATCCATTGCCCTGTCGGACTGCTCATAATAATCAATAATACGCACAAGCTCACCAATTACTTGGAAGAATATTATACAGGTAGGATCAGCAATTCCGAGATCCCAACTCGTATAAACTTTATGATACGGTTCCCACGGAACAATACCAATCTGCCCTCTCAACCGCATATTTTGAATATACTTGGCGTAGAGCGACCCCTCTTGGCCCATTTCCCAGCTGCAAAAGTACTCTTGTCGAGCCATATCTTGCGATATCTCACCCGATGCGATGTCTTTATTAATATCATCAAGGGATATATGCAATGTATCTTCAACAGTCTTGAAGTAAGTAAACCAATCAGGACTATTCTTAGCTATCTCGTAGAGCTCGTACATGTGGTTCTTGCCCCGAGGTGTGCTAATTAAGCATACAATACCATTATTAGCACGAAGGATAGGCATCGCTGCTAACTTATAGGCATTCTCATCAGCTAATGCATACTCACTAAACACGATCATTTTCGGGTTAGAACCAATGATTGAGGTGTCATAGGAGTCTGAGCCAACCAGCTTGATCTGCGAGCCGTTAATGAGCGTAATTTGCATTGTATCATTACGAATCTTTGCTATCAGCTCCTCGGGAATGAAATCGAGGAACCGCTCACCAGTATTAGTAATAGAATCCCAGATAACGGTACGCGCTTGGGCGAATGTTGGTAGACAATAGAAGTAGTTTCCAACCTCTTTAAGCGCTGCTCTGATCATTAAGTTCCACATCAATACATCTTTGCCAGCACGACGAGGGAGAACGCAGAGTAGTTTACGATACCCTCCACCCTCAGAAGCGATAGCCTTAGCAATAGGCAATTGATAGGATCGGGGTGTAAACTTATTAAGTTTAATGACGGTCTCGATGCTCATCTTGTCGCTCATTCCACTCTCCTTTTATTGTGAGAACTAACTCGAATAATAGTGTAGCATAGAGATATACTTTACACACTATAGTAATTTTATTGCATTATTTTAGGCATTTGGTATACTATAAGTAGTTATGTTGGTCTTTCAAACGGCATAACTATTAAAAACAGGCAGCCACCGGAGTGATTTCTAGGAGCTGTCAAAATTATAAAGGACTAAAATGATTCAGAGTAGGAAGAAGCGATGTGCCTCACGGTGCATCTGTGATGATTGTTATGCATATCATATCTCAAATGGATGTGATTATGGGCAGCCTATTGCCGCCTATAAGCATGAAGAAAAGTGCATGTGTCCGGTAAAGAAAGTAGCTGAAGAACCCAAAAAGGAAAGAGCATCAGTGTTTAGATTTGTAATACAGGAAGGAATGATAGTAAATGACGATTAAAACAGATGCTGTATTTAATAGACTGAAGAAATTTAAGCACACGCATCTCTTAACATGGAAACAGATGGCTGAACTCATAGGTGTTAGTTATTGGACGCTCATGAGAGTGCAGCAAATGAAAGAGAACAAATATAACTTCTCAATGAAGACATTACAGAAGATTAAAGCATTTTTTGAGGAAAATAAATGACAAAAGCTAAAGTCGGTCTAGCGAGAATTACTCTTGATCTACCGCTCAGTCTGCAGAGAAAATTGAAATCAGCTGCAGGTTTAGAAGGCAGGTATATGAGAGACATTATGATCGAACTACTGGATATATATCTGAATAAAACTAAGAGTACATCTCCGGGGTCCGCCAAACGTGAATAAGGAAGCAAGATGATTAATATTCCATTATGGACAAAACTGGCAACAATTATAGTTGTCCTCGGGACAATGTTTAGAGCGTTCACTAACTCTGATAAGATTAACGACACTAACCTTCGTCTTAAAAATCTAGAGTCCGATCTCAGAAGTATAGAAGATGCCCTTCGAATCTTAGAGCTCGATTTCAAAAAGCTGGGAGGTCTTGAGACTGATGTAATAGACGCTCTACATACATCAAAAACCGCTCATAAATTAATAGAAAGAGAAGCGGTACAACTTAAAGACATTGAGAGCAAATTTAAAGAGCTTCGCGGAGAAATTGCCATCGCCAATAACAGATCTATGAGCGCCCTTGATATGATAAAAACGATAGGCAAAGGAACTAAAAAGAATACTGACGAAATCAATAAACTTAAAGGTAACGAGCCAGTAGTGAAATAGAGCCTAGCTCTTCTTCTTATGGCTCTTCTGCCTCATACTCTTACAAGCCAACGCAGCAACCTCTTCAGGCGTTGGCTTTTTCTCATCAGGCTCATCATACGAGGGGACAACTATAATCATTCGTTCTGCTTTGTTTTCAGCATCGCCCTTGAGTTTTGCACGCCATTCAGCAGTATCCTTCCACACGTTAGAATAGTGAGCCATCACATTAGAGATCATACTCACCTCATACTTACGATTGATAGCACCTACCTCTCTTCGAACGCCTAATGCTTTCTTTGCCTGCTGCCATGCCAATTTAAAACTCGGATACTTCTCAAGCCATCGATATTTAGTCTCGTCACATACCCCATTCGCTACTTGCCACTGGTCCAACGTCAGAGCATTCGGGTCCGTTTGAGCCCAGACAAGCAGCTCTTCTCCTAATTTCTGGATGAAAGATATAGTGAGCGGAGTCATCTTCCAAGTATTCAAATTGAGATATTCATCAAAAAATCTTTCATTAGGGGTTCTTATTGTCTTCGGATAGGATTGAGATTTACTCTTAATAGCCACTTTTTCCCTTTTTGTATTTGTTTTCATCTGTTCTCCGTTGTAGGGCACGGACACCTTCTCGTGGGAGCACATGACGAACTGGAGCCTAGTTCTTTAAGAGAGAATTCGGTACGAGGTCGTGCATCATACTTCTTTTGTGCAGTGATGTGAGCGATCAGAGAGTCATCGCGATAGAGGATTCCTGTAGCTACATCTTCAACGAGCTTTATAAGATTGGATAGGTCTGGCTTATAGAACTGTGGTGATAAGAGCAATTGGTTGTAATGCTTCATACGAGTTTTAGGGATCTTGAAGTAGAAAATTATGTCTAGATGAAGAGGCCCTGAATAGAATGGTAGATTACCATGCTGGTGCTCTAATATCATGCCATAATTGAATTTTATCTGCTTCTGGGTATCCCACATCTTATATTGTCCTGGTGCAGCTCTGGCCCAGGCAACGGGTGTTCCTTCAAGGACATATATTTTCTCCATTACTCTCCTCAGTATGGGTACATTCTATCTCTTTCCATTGGCCGAGCATAAAGTGGATGCCTTTATCTTCCCAGTTGGATATCTTAAGGACATAAATCTTCTCCATTATCTCTCCTCTTATGCTTACAAGTATTATTTTCTAACACCCATCTGCCTTTCCTACTCAATTCAATACAGTAGCATGAATTCTCAGTGGAGAGAAGATCGTAGGATAATTCTTGCACTTCAAGAGGATATAAGTGGAGTGCAAACTTTGTGGTCCCGAGAGGAG